CTGAACTATCAATCCCCCCTGCCAAGGTAGCCACTCATGACCATCACCTATTGCTGCTACGGCGCCTACGCCGACATCGGCCACAGCGATGACTGCGTGAAGCGCAGCGGCTTTTTCACGCTGCCGAAGCAGGACGTCTGCCGCGACCCGGGCCACTACTTCCCGACCCACCTGCACATCCCGGCCGGCCAGGGGTACCGCCACGTCTGCCCGAGCTGTGGCAAGACGACGACCGTCACGGCGCCTGACAACCGATTCTGAGGACCGCCATGACCACCACAACGACTGAAGCGCCGGATCCGTGCCCGTTCTGCGGCTCCATCGTGCTCGCTCGCAGCGTCTACTGCATGACCTGCATCCAATGCGGCGCGGCTGGCCCGGACGGCGACCACGCCACGGATGAGGCGGCCATTGCAGCGTGGAACAGCCGCTCCCATCCCCAGGATGCGCAGATTGTGCAGCCGCCGCTGCTGGGCTGGACGTTCAACCACACCCAGCAGCAGACCGACGAAGACGGCCCGGTGCCTGGCACTTGGGAGATCGGCTGGCTCGATGACGAGGACGGCAGTTTCAGCTCAATCCTGGTGCTGGACACCTGGCTCTACAACCAAGAGGACGTTGCCGAGCCGCTGGCCAGGGCCATCCTGGCGCGCCTGGCGCCCTAACCCCATCCCCCGCGAGGGAACATCCATGAGCCTTGACGCTGACGACATAGCCTACCCGCGCGACGTGTTCCACGACCTGATCGCCGGCAACAGTCCCTATGCGTTCTACCTGTTCCAGTGGATTCCGTACCAGACCGACGCGAAGCGCTGGCGGCTCAAGATGCTGCACGACGTCCGGACCTTCGACGGCCGCGAGGCGCACGGCATATGGCCCAACGGCAGCCACTGCGGCCCGTTCCTTGACGAAGAAGTCGAGTTCATCCGCATCAGTCGGAATCAGCTTGGCTACGAGTACGCCGACCCCAGGCCCGGCGCCTGATTTCGATACCTTGCCGGTATACACCATGACCCCAATCCAACTCGCACGACTCAACCTAGCCGCGTGGCTTGCTCAGCAGGCCGCAGCACTGGCGCGGCTGCAGGGGCGCCCTGCGGCGAATGAACCAATTTATGCCGGGAAGGAGAAGCAGGAATGATGGACCGCAAGCAGATTGCCGAGCTGCTGGGCATCCAGCCGGCGACCTTCAGAAAGTGCGTCGAGCCCAAGCCTGGCTTTCCCAAGCCAGTGCTGCGCCTCAGCCAAAAGCTGGTGCTCTGGGATGACCGTGACATCGAACGGTGGATGAGCCGCCAAAAGCAGCTAGCCCAGGCTTGAGGCGATGGTCTTGGCTGATGCGCGGTAATACACGCGAGACAGCAAATTGATGTCTTTATGCCCGCTGATCTTCGCAAGCGTCAGCACGTCCACGCGCTTGGACAGCCGCGTCAAAGCCGATGCCCGCGCGTCATGGAATGTGAAGCCAGACAAGCCGGCCTTGTTCCTGGCCTTGCGGAACAGCGCGTCCAGGCTTGGGCCGGCGATGGTGAACTTTGGGCACAGTCTGGCCATGTGCGCCGCCCCTCTGGAGAGGGGGACATCGCGCCGCGTGCCGTTCTTCGTGTCGTCCAGGCGGGCGACGTTGCCGCGATAGTGCGCCTTCAGCACTTCTCCTGCCCGCATGCCGGTCGACATCGCCAGCAGAAACGCGAATCCGGCTTGCTGCTGTAGCGTCTCGGGCGGTGCCTTCCGCCATCCGAGCATCCGTAGCACGCTACGCATCTCCGGTCCGGTAATGAGCCTGTCTCGGGCCTGCGGGTTCGGCGGCCGGCGCACATCAGTGAACGGGTTCACCTTGGCATAGCCCCACTCCTTGCAGCACGTCGTGAAGACCGCCGAGAGCAGGTTCATGTCTCGATTGATGGTGCTGCCCTTCTTGCCCTTCAGCATCAGGTCGCGCCACTTGCCGATGTCCTCGGCCGTCACGTCGTCCACGGCCTTGTCAACGAACGGCAAGCCGAAATCCTCGGACTTGAAGTAGGCAATCCGCGTCCTCTCCCAGCGCTCGTTCTTCTTCGTCGGGCTCACCTCGTCCGCGTACCGCTCCAGCGCGTGGCGTAAGGGCTTGCGGATGACCTGACCACGCTTGCGAGCAAGAATCTCCGCCTCCAGCTCGGTCGCCCACGCTACGGCCTGCGCCTTGGTTTTGTGGGCCATGGACTGCCGCACGCCCAGCTTGAACACCTCGGCGAACCACAGGCCAGAGGGCAGCTTACGGTACGAAGCCATTCGTGAACCATTCGTGATGACGGGGCCACGAATGTGCCACAAGGGCCAAATCAGCCGCTCCGCGATTTCACGTATGGCGCCGGAAAGATTAGGCGTGACGCGGACTTGCGGCGAATACGTCAGACATCGGCAAACATGCTCCTTATGCTGATTTCCCTGTCGGAGGGACCAACGCTCATAGGGGAGCGCCCAAGCCATCAGTGATCTATACGTGATGGCTGCTGACTGGTAGCATCTTGGCGTCAGCGGCGGCGTGGAGAGACACGCTTGGCGTACAGCGCGTCATGGCGTTGCGCGAGGAACCGGCATTGCGAGTTTTCCGGAGCCGAGCAAATCGGCCCGCTGGCGCCCCTATCCGGCGAGTGGATGCCGGGCCTTCACAGAAGCAGCGGTGTGGAAAGCAGACACACGGAGTCCCGACGCGCGGAGCGGGCTGGGTAACTAGGGGGGACTTGCCAGCCAGTAGTCGGGGTAGCGTCCGGCCTGCTTCTGTGAGGGGTGAATGCGCAGGCTGATGCGCTCAGGTGCTGGCCCGAAGTTGCCCAGCCGGGGTTACGACCGAGAGCCGCGACACCGTGGGCAAATCAACGATGTGCAATGTGCCGGGATCAGCACCGGCCACCCCTCTCCTACAGCCTCCCGGCTGTCACGAAATAGGAGTTCCTCCCGAATGGCAGATGGGATGACCGCGAAAGAGCGATACCGAGCGAGCGAAAATGGCCGCGCCAAGGAGCTTGCGTATCGGCTTGAATACGAGTCCAGGCCTGAAGTAAAAGCGCGCAAGAAGGCGCGTGCGCAAACCCCGGAAGGGAAGCTGGCCGCAAAGGCCGCCTCAGAGAAGTACTCGCAGAGCGAGCACGGCAGAGCGCGAAGAGCGCTTTACGCAAAGCAGTACCACCCGGAGAAGAGGTACGGCATAACCCCCGAAGAGCGCGCGGCGCTGGAAACTTCTCAAGGCGGCCTGTGCGCCATTTGCAATGCGCCGCCGAAGGACCGCAAGGCATTGGCCGTTGACCATTGCCACGGCACAGGGCGGGTCAGAGGCCTGCTGTGCGACCGCTGCAATATGGCAATCGGGCTGCTTGACGACAACGCCGAGCGTCTTGCTGCGGCAATCGCCTATCTCTCGCGGTTCAGCTCGCAACACCCTTGACCTTTTCGACGGAGCGATAGGCTCCTAAGCCCAGCATGCCGAACAGCAGCGGCATCATGGTCGCCATGTCCATCTGCGGGAACTTCACCGGATGGCCAGCGAGCGCAGCTCCCCACTCTGCCAGCGGGCCAACGACGAACTGCACTGCAAAGCCAGTGCCGCAGACCCATCCCACGAATGGGCGCCATCCCGCAACGAAGGCATTGCTGCTTGCCGCCTCCTGCTTGTTGATGTCCATCTGACCAGCGATCTGCGACAGCTCGCCCTGCTGCTGGAGCTTGAACAGCTCCAACTGCGCGGCGGCCTTCTGGGCTGGATCAGGGAACAGGCGGTCAATGACCTTGCCGCCGATATCGAGGATTGCGGTGACGGGATCAAGCGCCATGGTTAGCTCCACATCGGGCGCGTGCCCGTCTTGTCGATGATGAGGGCCTGACGGCGCGGCGCGTCGGCCCAGCTGATGTGAACCCAGCGGCCGAACTCCAGGATGAGCTGGTCGTAGGGCACTTCGCGGCAGTCCTGCAGGGCGCTGGCCACCGTCGTCGGGGTGCCGAAACCGGGGCAGATGAAGTCCACCGCCTGGCCGGTGAGATGCTGGCTGTTTGGCTGACCGCCGACCGCCTTGTTCAGGGCTGGTGAGCGGTAGCCGCTGCTGACGATGATGGGCGCCCCGAGGCGCAACCTCACCGACTCCAGCAAGAGTGCCGTGCGTTTGAGGTTGGCGACGATCTCCAACGGCGGGTCGTTGTCGATATCGCGATGCTGTGTCGCGATCATCTCCTCCAGCGTGAAGTGCGGGCTGAGGTTCATTTATCCCCCAGCGGCATGGCCGAGCTATCCAGCGGCTTGCCCTTGCGCTTGCGCTGGATGGCGTCGTAGAGCTTCAACGCGCCAACCAGCAAGCCGATGGTCACGGACAGCATCACAGCTGGACTGGCGCCGCCAAAGAACCATCCGATAAAAGCACCCGCTCCGGTGGCGGCCATGGCGAACCAGCCGCCCTCAACGATGTTTTGATGCGGGCTCATTTTTAGAAGGTGTTGAGGTTGAACGTTTTCGCCACTCCCGACGCGGCGGGCGTGCCGTTGCTGGAGCGGGTCTGCACGTTCCCGGCGATGCCGTTGGTTGCAGTGGCCGAGACGATGGTGGTCGCCGTCGTGGGGCGCATGTCGTCGATGTTGACGAAGCTGTAGTACTGGCTGGCGGAGTTCAGGGTCCAGAAGGGCGTCGTGCAGGCGCCGCTGCCCTTGCGAATGGCGTTCCTGACGCTCCATCGCGACGACGCGGAAGCGTGGCCCTGGCGGCAGAACCCCGGGCCGATGTATTCGAACCCGTCAATGTGGAAGTCGTCGCCAATACCTTCGTAGTGGGGCAGCGCCACACCGATGCCGTCTGGCACGCGCATGGAGAAGGCGCGGACCTGTGTGCTGTCGCTGCCGACAAATGCCAGTTGGCTGCGACCCGTCAGGAACCCGGTATTGATGCCAGCAGCATCGATGGTGAAGCCGTCGAGCTTGTTGGTACCGCCCAGGCCCTTGCCGCTGCCCAGTTCGAACAGAGATGAAGTGGCAGAGAAGCCTGTAAAGCTGGTGCTGGTAATGGTGATGACGCCATCTCGCACGGCGTTGTTGATGCCGGCAACCTTCATGTCGGCGTTTGTCGCAATGGCGCGCGAGATCTGCCAGCCGCCCGTGTTGTCGGTCGCGGCGCCTGCATCGATGGCGCGGCAGTTGTTGCCGCTTCCGCCGACAAAGAACCCGTCGATGATCAGATCACGCTGTGTGCTGGGCGTCGTGCCGGTGGTCAGAAACGCGCGGTCAGACACTGACGGGAGCGTGATGTCCCTGAGATACATGCCGGCCATCGTGGTTGCTCCGGCCGATGTCAGTTCGATGCCCACCTTGGCATGGCCGCAAAACAGCTCGTCAATGCCGAACGACAAGGGCAAGTTGGTCACGTCGCCAGCGTTGGACAGAGTTGCGGCCTTGATCACCGGCAGCGTGGAGCTGGTCAGAATCGTGATGTTGCTGGCCGAGCACGCATTCACCATGTCCAGCACCGTGGACATGCCATACGCGCCGAGCGAGGCGTAGACCGTTGAGTCGCTGAACTTGCCACCGCTGGCGCGCAGCTTCACAGCACGCTTGCTGACGGTGCGGAAGGTGCAGTTCGAAATCTGCACATAGAGCCGCTTGGCGCCGGAGCCCTCATACGTGCGGATGGCGTCGCCGTCGTCGTACTGGGCAACGTCGTTGTCCGTCAGGCCGCCGGCCAGGATGGTCTGGATGGTGTCGAACTGGCAGCGGTCGATGATGCCCTGGCTAGGCGTTGGCTGCGCTGCGGAAGGATCGCTGCCGTCTTCGGGGAGGAAATACACGCCGCCGACGAATCCCAGGCCCACGGCAACAGGCGTGTATGTGCCGTCGTTGTACTTGCGCAGGTTGTAGAACCGCGTGCCGCTGATGTCGAAACCAACCACCCCGTAAGGGTTGATGTTGATGCCAGACATCGAGTTCAGGACCGTCGTGCCGTAGGTCGTGCCCAGCAAGTTTTGAACCGTGCAGTTCAGGAATCGCGGGCGCAGCACATTGGCCGCCACGTAGACCAGCGAGAAACGCGGTTGTTTGTTGTTGCCGTCGAAAGTAACACCGTTGAACGTCACGTCATTGGCTGTGATGTCAGCCAGGCGCGTGGCATTGGTGCCATCAAACTTCAGCGTGCCGTTCCAGAAGATGGTTCCTGAGGCCCCGAAGGTGATCTTCGACGCGCAACGGTAGGTCCGGCCGCCAAGGTCAACGATCAACCCAGAACTCGCAGCGCTTTGGATGGCGACAGAGTCGTCTGTTGAGCCGTCGCCCGCTGCGCCGAAGTCAGCCATCGGAAGCAGTGGGCGAACCTCGTTGACCTGGTGTTCTGTGGTGGCGACGGAACCAGTTGTGGTGCGCTTGACGCCGATCAGGGCATCGCCCTTGGTGGCGTCGGAGGTGCTGGCGAGGTCGGAGCGAAGCGCGCCGCCCGTATCAATGATGTTATCAACGGTCCCATCGGGAACCGCAGACCCAGCGCTATCAGTGCAGACGAATTTGTACGTCAGTGACGGATCAATGTAGATCAGCGCCCGACCCGTGCTGTCCAGCACCACCGGATTGGCGTTCGCGATGGTTCCTGCTGCGTTGGAATACGTGACTTGGGGCGTCGTTGTTCCTGCGGCGTAGGTGTAGACCTTGCCGCCTGCGTTGTCGGTGCCGTCTGCCTTGGTGCTGTGGAACTTGACTGCAGTGATGGGGCTTGCCATGAGGGGTCCAGACAAAGAAAAAGCCCGCACGGGGCGGGCTTCGGTAGACTTGGGGGATGAGCTTTACCGATTACCTGCTGCTGAAGCTGGTCGTTCTTGGCGCGCTAGCCTTCGCATGGGGGCTTTACTGCGGCATTACCGGGCGCTCAATGCGGACGGGGCGACGAGAGAGGGGAGCTGCGCGATCTCCGGCTCAGAAAGGGCCTGCAAGGCGTTGATCGATGCCGGCTGTTGAACAAGCCGGCTTTGCACGGGGCCAGAAAGCAAAGCGGACCGCGCCAGCGGTCTGGCCCCGAGCGACGCCAAATCGAGCAGCTTCCCACCATGCAAGGCGAGCGCCCAGTCGAGAGGACTTGTCTGCGGCAGGCTGCCCATCTGTTCGGTTGTTTTTGCGGCCGCTGGAAACCGGCCGGCAAACTCTGCGATGTCCTTGAGGTCTCCAGACAGCGGCTTACCCTTCTGGAGTTGAGCGGCGAGCTTCTTGGCATCAATCGTGCCAGTGGCCGCGTTCATGGCCCCTTCCACGCTGTGCGTCTTCGCGATCAGGACTTTGGCATCCTTCAGGTTTTGAGCAAGATCGCCTTGCTGGCCGATTGAAAGAGCTTGGCGCAGGAATGTAGGCTGATCAACTCGGCCAGCGGCCAAGTCGGCGATGAGCTTACCTGGGGCGTCCTTTTGGGCCTGCTCGACGCTGCTCACCAGGAAGGAATCGATCTGCTTCGCATCTCCTGCGGCAGCCTTGGCTTTTGCCAGCGTCTCTGGATTTGCATCGCGTGCGTACTGCCTGAAATACGCCGTTGCATCCGCGTTTGCCTGCCTCCAGGCGCGCACCACCTCGCTCGCGTCGACCGAGACCGATTTTGGCCGGCCCATGATGTTGTCGGCTGCGGTCTCGGTGGTCTTGACCGACGCCGGCAGCTTTGCACGAGTAGCGTCAAGCGCGCCCAACTCGGAGACAGCTTTGTATGCCTTGCCGGCTTCGGACCTGACGGAATCAAGCACCTCTGGCGTGATCGTTGTGTCTTCCGGCAAGCCCAAAGCGGAGGCCGCCTTGGCGTTTGTCACGGCCTGATTCTTCGCGCTAGCGTTCTGTGCCGTGGTGAGCTTGCCTCCGATGCCCTCCAAAGTGCGGTTTAGAGCGTTCGGATTCGCTTGGGATGGTGGGATCACATATCCAGACTCGCGCGCTGCGGTGATGGCATTAGCAAGCTCTTGAGGCTGCTCCGGCCCCCGCGCGAAGCGCCCTAGGGCATTGCCAGCTTGGCCGATGGCGCTTGTGACGAGCGGAGCGGCTCCGCCCACAATGGCGCCAGTCTTGGCTTGCGAGGGGTCGACTAGGCCAGCGGAAAGACCCCCGCTGACAGCGCCGCCTGCCGCCCGGGTGGCGAGATTCGCCAGGGCGTTGCCGCCCTCTCCTGCCGCTGCGCCTCCGGTACGAATCGCATTAATAAGGCCTGGCGCAGCCGAGGCCACAGCTGGAATTCTTGCCAATAGGTTGGCCGTCGCCCCGCCGACGCCAGAAGTCCCGCCTACCTCGGTCGCCAATTTGCCAGCCTTGTACATTCCCGAGGACGTGTCAGCGCCCAGGTCTGCAAGAACCGTGTCCATCGCTTCACGGCGCTCTTGATTACGGCTGATTGGCTGTTTTCCGGTCACCAGACCCGTAACGCTCGGCCCACGGTCCCCTGCAATAAGGTCATTGGCCTTGTCGATTGGGTACAGCAGAGTGGCACCGATTGAGCCCGCCCCCCTGATGCCGCCAGCGACATTGTTCAGCAGATCCTTCCGGCCCTCCGGGGTCGCAACCGATGACAGCACGCCCGCAGGTGTCAGCATCCTGACTGCGGAAAGAGCCTTGTCGACAAATCTGGGCTCGGGCGGCGCCGACTCGGCCATCCCTTGCACTGGCTTGGCCGTCGACAGATCAAAGCCGCCGCTGACCGGCTTTGCAGTGGCGAGGTCGAACGCCATCACTTCACCTCTTCATATTGCTTGCCGTCAGGGCTCACATAGGCACGGTTGCCAGACGCATCGGTGTGCAGCGTCCAACCCCTGGCATTGATGGCTGGCATGGCTGCCGCACCACCGCCTGCCTTCGTCCTCTCAAGCGCAGACCGGGTGTTGTCGGTCAGGAACTTGTTGTCGAAGTCGTCATAGCCGGTCGTGCGCTTGTAAGTCTGGCGCAGTCCGTGGAGCTGGCCGCCCATGAGCGTGGTGTACTGCTGGATGACGCCTGCCAGCTGAGCGGGCGACCCGGCCGAGCTGATGACCTTGGCGGCTTGCTCGCGGTCGTGCATCGATCCACCCGCGCCAACCACCGCCTTGACCACTTCGTCAGCCACGATCTGCTTAGTGGCTTCAAAGTTCGTCGGAGCCGGCTTGCCGGTCTGGGTGGCGATGTAGTTGCCGATCTTGTTGAAGACCTGCGTGTCGTTGTTCTTGAGCGCATCGGCGGCCTGCTGCAGAGCCTCAAGGTGATCAATCGCCACATTGAGGGACTGCGCCGTCTGACCTTGTTTGCCGGTGCCGAAGTCGCGGGCCGCTTTCTGGCGCTGATCGAACTGCGTTGCATCGAACTCGGGATACTTGGCAGCGACCTGCGCCATGACGTTCTGCATGCGCGGGTTGTTGAGTGCGAAGCCACTCGGCGGCTTGATCTGGTATTTGCCGATCTGATCGACCAGTGCCGCCGTATCGGCGGACGGCGAGCCATCGGCGCTCAGGCCGTGCGTGAGCAGCTGCACCTTGCGGCCTTCTGCAGCGCGGCGGTCTTCTCCGGCTTGCGTGTCGCGGTTGTTGGCGCGGGAAGTGCGCGCCTGGAGTTGGGCGTCAGCGCTCTCCGTGATGGGGATGGCGTTCGGCTGCCCCTGTCCAACAGGTCCAGCAAGCGGATTGGTGTTGACCATCGCACCCCCGGCATTTTGGAAGTGCGGCATCAGCGCTTCTTTCAGCTTTTCCGGATCAAGAGCACCCTGCATCAGCTTGAGTTTCCACAGCGGGTCGGTCTTAACCATCTGCACCAAACCAGGAACGGCTTGCATTGGCACCTTGCCGGCCGTCACGGCACGATTCAGGGCCGCAATCGCATCTTCAGGAGTGTTAAGCGCGGCAGCTTCGGCATACGCATCTTGTCTTGACTTAACAGCGTTAGCCTGCGTGATTTGCGCGGTTTGCGCGCCCGCGTGTCCGGCCTGGGCGTTGTCCAAGTTCGCTTTGGCCTGAGACGTCATCTGGTCCTGCATCGTCTTGAGGATGCTAGGCGCCATCGTGGGCGCCACTTGATACAGGCGATTGCGGCCCTCGGGCGTGGTCGGGTCGAGGCCGGTCTGCAACGCGTTGCGCAGACTAGAGCGCTCGGCGGCCTGGGCTGCGGCTTCGTCGTACTTCTGCTGGTCGCCCTGCAACGCAAGGCGATTCCGCTTCAGCTGGAGGTCTTGAAGCTGGTAGTCCGCGACCGACTTGATCGGGAAGGCGGATTCTGAGTAGAGGCTTGCGTCAACTGGCATGTTATTCCCTCGAATTAATCCGGACCATCACCCATGCCAGACATGCCAGAGCCGTAGCCGCCACCGGCGCCCCATTGTGGGAAAAGAATTCCACCAGGATCACTACCGCCTGAACTGCCGCCAAAGCCGCCCCAACCTGAGGCCAATCGGTTGACCATGTTTCCGTAGATGCTGCCCTGGCGTAGCGCAGCACCGGCCTGTGCGTTGCCCAGACCAATCAAGTTGTTGCCGGCTTGATTGCCGTAGTTCATGCCAGCAGCCGTATTGCTGTTGGTGGCAACCTGACCCAGGCCAGCGAGATTCGCCAAGCGGTTGTAAGACTGGTCCAGCTTCGTGCCGGCGTAATCCTGGCCGTACCGCGTCAGGGCCTTGGCCTGGGCGCCGCTGTAGTTCATGCCCCGGGCGGCGGCCCCGGCATTGAGCGCGCGGGTTCCTTGGCTCAGGCCGAATTCATAACCGGGCTGTTTGGTGACATCGCTGGGGTTAGCCAGCAGCGCATTGATCTGGTCAAGGGCAGAGTTGCGAGTGTTCAGCAGCGGCTGGTTGTCCGCCCGCAACTCTTCGAACATCTGCTTCTGCAGAGCGTTCGAATCGCGGACTGCATCCGCCTGCTTGTTCGCTGCCGAGCGGGTCGAGTCCGCCCCGATCAGCCCGCCAATGATGTCTCCAACGAAGCTCATCGCTCGTCCTTTCAAAACCAAGTCGAGAGACGAAGCGCTCGCATTGAGGCTCGNNAATCACGGTGTTGGTGCCGTAGCGCAACATCTCGCAAATCAACCGCCGAGATGCCCAGCGCCCGCGCCACTCGGGCACGATGCCGAGATGAATCACGCCGTCCTTCGCGAACAGCGCGCCGATGACTTCATCAGCCACCACTGCGATGACATGCCAACCTTCGCAAGCCTTGTCATAGGCGGCTCGCATGCCAGGTGTGCGCTCTTCGTAGGCGCGCCATCCCGCCTCCACCGCTTCAGCGCGGCGGGACGGGTCAAGATGAATCACAGCGTTGTGTCGTAACCAGACACGAAGATGGAAACGGCCGTCGCCGCGTCGGCCTTGGCCTGCAGCGTGCCGCCCGGAGGGATGGTTTGGCCGATCAGGCACGAGGCAATCGTGGGCGTGGAGCCGGCGATAGGCACCGAAAGCTGAGAGGCAATCTGGTTTGTCGCGCCGGCCGTGCCACCGCTGGGGACGATGTACAGGTCAACCGTCCGAGCCGTGCCCGTGGTGTTGTTCAGCGTGGCGGAGGAAATGGTGGTGTACGTATTGGCTTTCGCCGTAGACGTAGCACCAGCAACCGCCGTGGTGAGCTGCACGTTGTTGAAGATGACCGCAGGGATGCGCTGCATGAGTTACCTCGGAATTGCTGTCATGGTGGGAGCCGAAACGGCCCATGTGACGGTGATGCCGTCGCCCGTGTCGAGCTCGACGATCCCAGCCACCAGGCCGAGGGACACGTTCACGCCGGCTCTGCGGTAGGTCAGCAGCGACACCGATCCGCCGCTGACAATCACCGCCATGGGATAAGGCGCGGTGTAGGCGAACGGTGAGGCGCCAACGGCAATGCCGAACGTCGGGTTGCCGATTCGCCGGTTGTCGATGGACTGGATTCCAGGCGCGAAGGTCGGCTCTTGGCTCAGATCTGCCATGACACCTCCGACGCGAACACATCGCACGGCGACTGTTGGGTGATGTCGGCGGGCAGCGCGTCTGCGCCGCCTGGCTGCGTGACCATCTCTCCCGCCTGCAGCGCGCCCAGGCTGTCCCGGAGTTGGGAGGCCAGAGCTCCGAGCGCATCAACCCGCGACACGGCGTCGTCCAGAGACTTGATTAGCGCCTCCAGCTCCGTGTTGCTCATCGCGTCAGCGCCGCCAGCGCGAAGCCAGAGGTCGCGCAGGAACACGTTTGCTGCGAACGTCAAGCGGCCCGAGGCGTCAACGAATGGCGCGTTGGGCGCCGAATACTGCGGAATGGCCATTACCTGCTCATCCCCTGCACGATTGAGAACGGCGCGTTGTCAGAGAAGTCCAGTCGCCACACGCGGTCACGGGCGAACCCGAGGCGCTGCCAGATCAGGCGCGGCAGATACTCGCCAACCTTGCCAACAGACCGCTGCACGGGGTTGCCGAACGTCACGCCGCCGTTGTCAGACCAAGACAGCTCTGCCACAGGCGTTGCGCCCTGGGGGGCTAGGCCGGTGGAGCAATCGAGCACGAATTCGCTGTAGAACACCCGGTCCCGCATCGGCGCCACGTCGTTGGGGCTGATGCGCGTGCACTTGCGCACGTCGCCGTTAAAAGTGTTCACGGCAGGGTCTTGGACGTAGACCTTGCCGCTTGCGTCGCCAACGAGGTGCTCGCCCAGCGCAAAGGCGTGATTGCGCACGCGGAACTGCGCGAAGTTGCCCGCCACGAGGTCGCAGCGCTCATGCCATGCGTTCGTGGCCACCTCATAGCACCACGTCGAGGCCAGGCCAGGAGCGTTGATGCAGTAGAACGTTTGCCCGTTCTGCTGGTAGACGTAGGCAACGGCCTGCGTCAGGTCCGTGGACCCTTGCAACGCTTCTTCCACGGCAATGGTTGAGACGCGAAGGGGTTGATAGCCCGAGGACCGGTAGACGATGCCGGAACCGTTCTTGTCGCGGCCGATCCACATGACTCCGTTGTCCACCTTGAGGGCGGAATACGTCGCCACGCAGCCAACCTCCATCGAGGCGCCGGAGTTGCGCTCAAACGGGAAATCTGCGGCTCCCGAGTCGAACCACACTTCAGTCGTTATCTCTCCCAACAGCCAGATTTCGCGGTGGTCGACGACATGGGCCACGATGTCATCTGGCGAGCTCTCTGCGGAGGCGAAGTCCAACGCATCCAGGCTCGACGCGTCGTCAATGGCCGAGATGTAGAACACCTGAGTGCCAGGGTCGACGAAGATGAAATAGCCGTCGAGATACCCAACACGCTGCGATCCAAGCCAGCCAGCAGAGGTTATCTGCCCGAATACATTGGTCGCCAGCGTCAGGACGTAGCCGTTGGGGCCGTCGACGATGACGAGCTGGGTCGTGCCCCACGCGAAATCCACAGCCCCCGTCGATGTCGCCAGCGCGCCGCGTGAGACCGAAGTACCGTTCGCGAACAGCTCGTACAGCGTCGAGCCAGCCACGCAGAAACACCGGTCCGCAGCTTCATAGATGCCGCGAATCTCCGCGCCCAGGTTGGCGAACAGCGTCAAGCCCGGCACCGCTTGCATGATGAAAGGCGCCTTGGAGGGCGTCTCCATGCCGAGCAGGTACAGGTTCACCGCACGCTGGACGCTGGCCTTGCGGTTGGCGAGAGCGTAGGACGGTCCGACGAAGGGGAGCATGTCAGTAGATGACGTTCTGGCCGTTGACGGTGGCGACCACTCGGCCGTCTGAAAGCAGATTGCAGCCCGTGATTGGCCCAGACAGGAGCAGGCTGCGGATTTCGTTCCACGCGGTGACCATGGAGGGCCGCATGTACATCTGGTCGTTGTCGTATGCGTACCAGATATAGCGCTCCACACCGAGCGCGGCCGCAAGCAAAAGCGCCCTCTTCAGCCACCTGGCGCGGGTGGTGTCGTTGACGCCGTAACTCGGCTCCAAAATGCCGGTCTCGGTATTCCAGATGGTCTGGGCCATGGACCTGGCGGTCAGCGTGGCTTGAACGTTCTGGATCTGGTTCTGATGGACCTGAAAGTTGTACTTCGGCGGGTACATGTGAATCCCGCACTTGTTGATCCACAACTTGCCTGTGCCGCTGGCGCTGTCGCTCGCGTCAAGGAACGATTGCAGGTAGGCGTTACCTGTGCCGCCCGTTTCTGGTTCCTGGACGATGGGGCCGATGACTTGGGCGGTGGCGTCAATGCCTGCGAGGAGCTGGCTGGCGCGGCGCATCAGCACCGCAAGTTGCGCGGCGGAGCCAGACCAATACGACGTGTAGTTGCACTCGTTCCACAGCTCGTAATACTTGATCTTCCCGACGTAGCGGTTGAAGACTGCGGTGCAGTAGTTGTCCCAAAAGGTCGTGCTGCTGGGCGGCTGGTTTGTCGCCCGTGCCGTGGTGCCGTTGTCGTATTTGCCCGTGTTCGGCGTGCTGGCACTGGCCCAGTCGGGCGTGAAGCCCAGCGTGAAGATGATTTCCTTGCCTGCGGCATACATGGCATTGACCCATGCATCCGGGTTTGTCCAGTCAAATACGCCGTTACTCGGGTTGATGTTGTGCCACCGCATGCCGCCGCCAGAGTCATGCGAACGAGCAATCGCGAAAGGCACCTGAGCGATGGCCGCAGGGATGTTTGCCACCTGCTGCACATGCATGCCAAAGAAGCTCGCAGTGATCTGCTTTGAGCCCTGGAAAACAGCGGTGATGGTGCCGTTTGGCGTGGCGACTGGCGGATAGGTCCAGGCATCAACGCCTACCGAGTAGTCGGTGAACTGCGTGCCTGAAACGGTGGTCTCAAGCAGGTCGGAAGGCGCAGCGCTCGGACGGATGTAGACGCCGTCCTTCAGGACGCCGTTAACAACGGTCGGCATGCTCAGGCCCCGTAGTAGTGAATGACGCGGGCATTCACCAGCTTGGCGATCTTGGAGCCCGTGCCTGCAGCCGATGCTTGAGCGGTGATGGTCAGCTGTTGAGCCGTGCTGAAGTCAACGTTTGACGTTTGCATGACGCTGGCCGAAAACGTGCCGAAAGAGGCGGCGTTATTGGGGTTGTTGTCTTGCAGCGAAAGGCTGTTTCGGTTGGCGATCTCAAAGGATCGGATCAGCGTGGCATTGCCGGTGATGCTCAGGTTGTCGGGGACCGTGCCGCCAAACCGGGTGCGCAAGTTCCATGTCGCCGTGGTGTCCGTGAACGACCAGCGATGCAAGACGATCAAGACGCTGTTAGGCCCCAGCGTGTTTGCCGGGATGTTCAGCGTGTAGAGCGCGGCCGATTCGTTCGCGTCGGCATCTGTCTTTTGCTGCGGGCCGGTCGTGTAGCCCATCATGTAGCCGCTTGATGCGAGCCACGGCAGCGCGTCCCTCAGGTTCTGCTGCTCGGTCGGCGTCAGCGGGGCATAGAGGCTGCCGGGGTTGATCGTGTAGCTGGCGCGGCCCTGGGCCACGAGCGCAGCCTCCGTGGCGTTGTCCAGGTCAACGGACGCACCAGCGCCAAAAGCCCCGTAAGGGGCGTTCAGAAGAACGGTCATGATCAGAACCCTGATAAAAATGCCGCGAGTCCGCCCGGCGCATTCACAATGGACGCGTCGTATTCGGAGACGGTGGGGGTGTGGTTGGCGCGCTTGATGTCCGCCTTCGCCTCTTTGGCGGTGCGGGCGACATCAGGTGGGACGGGCTTGCCGTACTCGGGACACAGGTCTGCGGCGAGGCAGTAGCGCAGCGCCTTGGCATAGCCAGGGGGATACGAAATCACCGTGGCCAGCGTGACGGCCGACAGCACACGGTCAACGGCCATGGTGAAGCTCAGCGCCTGCTGCGGCGCTGGCCACAGTGTCAACGTGCCGTTGGGATAGGTGTTGAGGTACAGGAAGAACCGGGGCAGAACCTGCGTCATGCCCTTGAGCGTGATCAGGTTGTATTCGTCCTGGTTGATCTCGGTGACGGGGAACGAAACACCGAGGTAGTCGATGTACGCCGAGTTCACCTGCGCCGGGCGATCCACAGCCCAATTGCCGGTCGCGCCAACGGTGTACGTCGCCTGACCCGGCACGGTGGTTACCGTGTCATTGGTCGTCTGGTACAGGATCAGCGAATCCGTGTTCCAGGAGTCGATCAGGTCGTTGAGCGTGGCGAGGGCGTCGTTAGCCTGCTGCGCGCTGGGCGTCTGGCCTTCGCCGAGGATGTTGGCGAGCGTCAGAGCCCGGGTGATGAGGTCGAGGGCAGTTGCCATGGCTCATCGGGGCGAGCCGAAGCCCGCCCCTATCCATCAGTTCGTGACGGGGGAGACCTGGGCGTTGAACACGATCCAGTCAATCAGGGTCGTGGCGGTGGCGTTGGCCGTGCCGTAGATCGTGAACGAGCCGGCCGCAGGAACCACGCGTTCGACACGCAGCAGCGTGCCGTCAGCGGCGGCTTGCGAGACCACGGCGAAGACCTTCGACGTTGCCGACACCAGGGGGTTGGTGATGACGACGGACGAAGAGCCAGCCGGAACAGCAGCAGTGCCCGACAGGGCGGCGACGCTTTGGGCGCCCGTGCTGGTGGCGGTCTTGGCGGCGGTGACGGCCAAGCCCTGAGCGATCAGGGCGGCCTCGGTGGAGTCCGGGTAGGTCACGGTCGTGCCGGACGGGGTGCCTTGGTAGGCGCGGGAAAGGGTGACGGTCATGATGGTCTTTCGTAAAATCGCCGCGTCGGTCTAGCTTTAGCGGGCGAAAAGGTGACTCATCCCCACCCTGGCCGACACCCTCAGGGATGCAAGCCAGTGATGAGGCTCTATGAACGAACTAACTGCGGATCGGCTCCGCGAACTCCTGCACTACGACCCTGAGACGGGCGTTTTCACGCGGCGTCTTAAGCGTGGCGGCTATGCAGCTGGCTCGCGTGTTGGGTACACGGCGCCAGATGGCCGCGTTCTTGTCAGCGTTGACAACAAGAACTTCCGTGCGCATCGCCTTGTCTGGCTGTATGTGCACGGCGAATGGCCTAGCAATGACGTTGACCATATCAATGGCGACCCGTCAGACAACAGGCTTTGCAACCTGCGCGACGTGCCGCATATGGTCAATCTTCAGAACCGCGTCAGACCGACGCGGGCCAATCGCCACGGCCTGATCGGCGTCACCAAGAACCATGATCGGTTTATGGCGCAGATCAAGATCGATGGGCGCAGGGTCTATATCGGGACCTACGACACCCCGGAAGAGGCAAGCGCCGCCTACTTGGAAGCTAAGCGCAAGCACCATCCGGGGTGCACCATATAGCCGTTAGGCGAGATAGATGCGGTTCGCCAACTCCGGGTATGTGGCACACCACCCGAAGAGCACGTCGAAGCGGAAGACGCTGTTGTCGTTCACGCCGTCATAGAACTGGATGACGCGCATGTTCAGCCCCTTGTAGGAGGCCGATGCGGAGTCGATCACGCCCTTGCCGCTCGGAGGCGTCCACAGCGGCACGGCGGCCAGCGTGAAAGCGTCCTTGTGGTAGGCGATGTTCTGCTGGTAGGCCGTGGAGGCGGCGCCCATGATCACGTAGGGACTGCCGGAGGTCGGGGAAGCCGTCACGTTCTGGAACGCGCCCGAGGTCACGATGGACGGGCTGATGGGGATCGAGGTCGCGCCAGCGGCAACGTCAGAGGTCACGACGAACTGCATCAGCACGCCCGTGGACTGACGCGACTGCGGGTTGACTGCGAACACACCCGGGAGCGTGATCACGGTACCCTTGGTCAGCGTGCCGCCAGCGACAGCCACGACGGTGACGCTGGCGCCGGTCTGGCCTGCGCCGTTGATGTTGGTTGCGGTGGCGGCGCCGTTGGTGTGGGTCTGGACGTTCTGGTCCATCGCCACGTTCATGCCCAGCGAGTCCACCACCAGGCCGGTGCCGTACTGCTGGCTGATCTTCGGCTGGCTGTTGAACAGGCCCGACAGGCCGGAGACCACGGCGGCGTTGAGCGCGGGGCCCATGACCATGTTGCGCTGCTTGTCGCGGGGCGCGGCCATCTCGTCCAGGCGGCGGTTCGCGTCGGTGAAGATCTGCGTCGCAGCCAGCGAGGTCGCCGGGGTCGCACCGCCCGCACCACCGGAGATGTTGGTGGCGTTGAAGGTGTTGTAGTAGGCGACTTGCAGGCCCTGGCGGTCGATTTCGTTCGCGACCGTGGCCATGGCGGCTTGGAGCTTCTGCTCCATCGCTTGCAGGCTCAGGGTGCGCTCGACCGACAGGAACGACAGGTCCGTACCACCCTGGGAGAGGGTAAGCGGGACCGTGGTTTCAACCGTGCTCTGCGGCGTCGAGACGCGGCCGGCGCGGTAGGTGTAGCGCGGGGGGCGCTTGATGTTGATGGTGGTGCCGGGGGAATAGCCACGGGACTGGTTGCCCGTGAACTCTTCTTGCCAGTCACGATTCACGCCGGCCGCGAAGGACAGCATGTTTTCAAGGATGGCCAGGCCTTCCTTGGCCAGGATGGTACAGGTGGCGAGAGTGTTTGCCATGATTGCCTCAGAAACGAAAAAACCGCCCGGAGGCGGTCTGTTGTCAGTGAGGTCAGCGAGTTATCGAGCCCAGCGTGCCCCCTGCGCTTTACGGGCAGCGACGTATGCGTCCATGTCCATGTCGGCGAGGTTCGGCGTGCCACGAGTGGCGCCGATGGGTCTTGCGGGTTCGGGTGCTTTGCTGACCGGTTTCGGTGGCGGCTTGGTTGCCATCGAGGCTTCGATGCGCCCGATGCGTCGGCCAAGTTGCGCCGGAGAAAGCCCGCTCAGTTCGGCTGCCAGGTCTGGGTTTTGGCCCAGGTGGTGCAAAAGCGCTGCCGGGTCTTCCGCGTCGAGGATTGCGTCACCAAGGCTGGTCGGTCGGCCCTTCTGGTCGAAAAGCTGGCCGGCCTCTTCAACAACCGCCGCAACGGCAGTCTTGAATTCGCCCGCAAAACGCTTCTCGCCTTCACTGGCGATGCTGTTTGCCTTTTCGGTGACACGCTCGACGGTCGCGATCTCTTTGGCGAGTGCGACGGGATCGACCGGCTCGGCCTTCTGCTCAGGCTCGCCGTTCAAACGTGCTTCCAATGCCGACAGACGAGTTGCAAGCTGCTCCTTTTCGGCGCGCTCGCGGTACAGGTCTGCGGTTCGCTTGTCGATGCGACGCTGCATTGCGCGCCGGGCTTTCTCGGCGTCGTCCTCTTTGGACTCGGCCTGCTGCTCGGTCTGCTCTTGCTTCGTCTCGACTTCCGGGGTGACGACTTCCGGGGCGGTTTGCGTCTGCTCAGGCGTGTTTTGAGTCGGTGCCAGTTCGACTGTTTCTTCAGTGCTCATGGGTCATGCCGCTGCCCGGCAAGTGGGTTGGGGGTCATTCAGGCGAAGAAAAACCGCCCGAGGGCGGTTGGTCTGCGCTGCCTGTCTTTCCGGGTGGATCGTCAGACTTGAGGTCTTCGTCCACGTCTGCCGCCAGAGCGGGCGGCGGTTGCATCTTCTGAACGAGGATCTGCACAAGGCCCTGAAGCTCGGCAATGTCGTGCTTCACCTCGTTGGTGGTGTCGGCGATGTAGCGCTTGGTCTCTTCCGAGGCGGCGGCAATGCGCTCACGGCTCTCGGTTTCCAGCTTCTTGACCATCACGCCCGACTGCGCCTCTTGCAGTTCCTGCTGGAGCTGCTGGATTTCCTGCGCGGCCTGCTGCAGCACCTGCTGAACCTGCGGCGGCAACTGCTGTTGCTGCTGGTCGTCGTCCTTCAGCTCGGGCGGAAGCATCTTGTGGAAGCGGTCGGCGATCTCATCAGCGCCAGGCCAATCAAGGTTGCGAACCATGAGGTCAGCCGCAGCCATCCACACTTGCGGGTTGGCCTGGGCGAGCTGCATCATTCCTTCGGCAGCTTCGGCGCGCTTGCTGGTGTAGCTTGGTCCGGTGCCGATGGTCACGTCGTACTTGCCGACCGTCAGGTCGTTGAGCATCTCCTTGATCGCGCCGTCCTCGCTCATCTCTCCTTCGTGGTTCGGCGTGTTGATGGGCACGTTGTCCATCTTTTCGTCTTCGCCCAGGATGCGAACCACGCGCGGCGTGTCGTAAATCTTGGGCGTCATGTAGACGATGCAGCGGCCGGCGTGGCGCAGGCTGCGGTTCAGGTTGTCGGCGAAGTGGAAGTTCGCCGTGTCGCCTTCACGCTGGCGGGCGTTGATGGCCTTGCCGCTGGTCTCGTTGCCCTGGGCGCCGAGGGACGCATCGAAGATGCCCGTCGTGGCCTTGATGTTGTCGCTGGCGTGCATCGCCATGGCCAGGACGCCAGTGGGCACGTCGGCCATCTGCTGGCGCTGCGGAGGCGGCGCGAGATTGCCGCCGACTTCCACCGGGTCGTATTCGAGGAACGAGAAGCTGCGCTGGTTGGCCTGCTTCCAATCCTTCTTGGACGTGTCGAACTGGCCCACCGCGCCAATGAACGGCGCCTTCGGACGCAGGCTCACCTCTTCGGTGGCGCTGGTCATCCAAAAGTTGTACATCCGCTGTGGGTCACGGGCAAAGCGCACCATGCCGTTGCGGCGGATTCGGCCGTCGACAATGTGCTCATCGCCGTAGACGGGGAAGACCGGGATCCACTTGCACGGAATCTCGGTCTGCTCAAGGACATCCTTGCCGGTGATCTTGAACCACTCGACGGCAATCTTCTGGCTCTGGCGCTCTTTGACGATGATGGCGCCATCGGGCACGTCGTCCTTGAACACGTCAGAGCCATCGTCCAGGCGGCACAGCGTGGCCGGCGTGGACTTGATGCGGTAATACTCCGCGACTCGGATGGAGTCGTCCGACATCCACACCACAGCGGTGTCGCCCATGCCGACCACCAGGGTTTCGGCGTTGAGGGCGTCGGCCTTCGGATATTGGCTCTTGAACTCCTCCCGGCTCATCAGCTCCGTGATGAAGCAGAACGTCATGTCAGAGCCATCGGGCTCCGTGCTGAACGGGTCGACGTAGACCGTGAACGGGTTTTGAATGCGACGGAACTTGATCTCTTGATCGAAGCTGTCCTCGTCGCAGTAGTCAGTGACAAGCCTAAAGTAGCCGAAGCCGCCAATCGTGGCGTGGCTCACCGCCGTGTCATAGGCTGCGTCGGCGTTGGAGTTGTACTCGATGTACCGCACCATGCCCTGGATGACTTCGGCCACCTCCACATCGGCACCTGAGTCCACCGGGTGAACCTTGATGCTGGGCCGGTTCATGCGCTGCTCGTTCACCACCTGGTGGACGAACGCGGGCAGCTTGTTGATCGTCAGGCATGGGCGCGCTTCGACTTGGCGGAGCTGGCGCATGTCGGCGGGCCATTGCTCGCCAGCGACGAAGCGGAAATCCTCGGCAGCCTCGCGCCGGTTCTCCGCGTCGTGCTTGATGCACATGGCGAGCCGATCCCGAGCCTCTTTCAGGAGGTCTTCGGCGGCTTGTCCAGTGAGCTTTTCGGCCATCAGTGTGCGGGGCGGACCATCACGAGAGGGTTAGCCTGAATCGGTTTAAAGCCCTGGCGCTCGTACCAGCGAGCCAGGGACAGCTTGTCCATCGGTGCGTCGTCGAACGGCTCGACCACCACCAGCAGTGCCATGTGGTTCAGGTCAGCCTCTTTGATCGTCTGGGCCATGAGCGCAGAAGCGGCGCCCTTGCCTCTCGCGGCCTGGTCGACAGCGAGTGAGGACAGCTCGCGCACCTTGCCACGCATGTGAGGCGGGACGGCCATGCTGTAGCCGATCTTCAGGCTTGCATCGCCCAAAGTCCGTTTGCCTGGCCTCATCCCAACCACCCCATGCTGTTGCCGAATTCGTCGTCGTCTTCAACCGCACGCCGTGGCTGCGGGTCGGTGTGCCCAATGCACAGGTAGCGGAACGCGTCGCTTGCGTGGCTCGTCCAGTCATGGAGCGGGCCAAGCGCAATGCCGCGCTTCTCGTCAATCTTTTCCCGGTACTGACGCAACGCATCAATACCGACAGCGCACTTCTGCGCATCGAAATAGCAGCGCGGCAGCGTCATGCGAACCGCGTTCATGCCGTCAGTCACCGGCATCTGCTTCACCACCTCAAACTTGATGCCCAAGCCCTTGGCGACTTCCCAACGGCTCTTGCCGCTACCCAGCTCTCTGACGCGAATGTCATGAGGGCCGTAGTGCTTGCCGTAGAGATACGGCTTCTTGCTCAATTCGTGGGCGTAGTAGTCCAGCCCGTGGCCTTGAGCTTCGAGGTAGTCAATGATCCGAATCTCGCGGCCAACCGCCTGCATGAACCAAATGGACATGCTGTCCGATACGCCCAAGTCCCAGGCCGTGTGAACCTGAAGCATCGGGTCGTGAGGCACGCGGGTGATGCGCCCCTCAGCCTCTGCAGCCTGCAACTCGCGAGCGTAGTAAGCGCCCGTGATTGCGGCATCAAAGCTGCATTCGAACTCCTGTAGGAATTCGTTCTCCGGCATTGCCCGCCGCAGCCGCTCCAGTTCCTCCGGTTCGATCAACCCGGTTTCGCTGGCCCTCAGCACTTGAACGAACCACTCTGGATCGTCCTTCGCCCGCTTGTACGTGGCGCCGAGCAGGTTGCCCCAGCCCTTCGGGGTCCCGCTCATGTCGAGCCAGCCCTGACGGTCCGACAGCGCCGGCATGATGATCTGCGTGAGGACGCTGGACTTGATGTCCTGCGCCTCGTCAGCCGCTAGGCCGTCGAAGTAGAGGCCGCGCATCCGTTCTGCGTTGTCGGCGCCGTAGAGCCGAATCACCGCCTCGTTGTGCGGCATCGTGATTGACAGTTCGGACTCGTTGACCTTGCCGCCCAGCTCCAGAATCGGCGAGCTGTAGTGCTTGAGGTAAGCCCAAGCGATGTCTTTGGCCTGGACGAAGTAAGGCGCCAAGTACCCGAAGCGCGGACTTGGCCGCTCACAGACTGCGGCCCTCTGAATCAGCTTGTTGATCCGGGCGACGGTCTTGCCGGCCCGGCGATGCGCCACTGTCAGTGCGAATCGCTTCTCTGTCTCGTGGTACGTCTCAAAGACTGACCGAGGCGCGTAGTCGATCAGGACTTCGCGCTCTTCCATCCAAACACCAGCTTGACTGGGTTGTCCTGGTCGCCGCTGATCTCTACTGCGCTCAGGTCAGGGAGACTCTTCTTCAGAAGAATCTCGATTGCCTTCATGCGCGACGGACTCAAGTCGTCAGACAAGCCAAGTGCTTGATTTTCGAGCACATTGATGAGCTGACTCACCTGGATGCGCGCGCGTACTTCTTCCTGGTGCTGCTTTCTGATTCGGGATGCCATGGGAGCCTCTCGGCTGTCATGCTGCAAGCCCAGCAAGTGGCGTGATGGGTGCCGGGCGCAAGCAGCCCATTGATCAAGGAGCTTGGCAACTGCTGAGAGCTGATGGCCCGGCGTGGAAACGAAAAAGCCCGCCGATCTTGCGAAGGGCGGGCTGTGTTCGGTGGCGGCTGGGGCTGCCATCAGGCACCCCAACTCTGAACACCGCGTTCAAGTGCAAGCATTCTCTACCACAACAGCCGACTTTGCAATAGTGGCGTTAGTAATAGGTGCAAACCCTAGCCACGCGCGCCAGAAGAGCTGCACGCCTTCAAGGTGGCGCTCCTGCATGTGGCGAGGCTTCAGGCCGTGCTTGCGGGCCATGGCCGGCACAGAGCCAGGGCGGACGTAGAGCCACTGGATGATGCAAAGCGTCATCATGGGCAGCCTGGCGAGCGAGCGGCGGACGCGCTCCACGTCAGCGGCGGGCATGATGGGCTCAGTGGGTTGGCGGTCTTCGTCGTCTTGAGGTGATCGGTAGGCGCCCTCTGCTGATCCGCAGCGCTCGGGGCCAGATCCACCCCGCGCCCAGCGGCCGTAACGCTTGAGGATTTCATCGGCCTCGTGCAGCTCTGGCGGAAGGTCTGCGTATAGCTGGCGGTTGGTCACTG